TGATGTTGAGGACACTGGCCAACAACGACAACATCGCTTTCCCATGGTTCGCACCATCAGGAACAAGAAGAGGTATCGTTGACAATGCCACGTCTGTTGGTTACATTGACACAGCAAGTGGAGAATTCCAAACAATATCTGTTACGGAGTCAGTGAGAGATTCAATGCACGAGGTAAAAGTGAATCCAATCACTTTCTTCTCAGGAGCAGGAATTGTTAACTTCGGTAACTTGACTAAAACATCGGCAAGTTCTGCATTGGACAGGATCAACGTATCGAGATTGGCAGTGTATCTAAGATCACAATTAGATGCTATCGCCAAACCGTTCATCTTTGAACCAAATGATGAATTGACTAGAAACGAGATCAAGGGTGCAATAGAATCATTCTTGTTGGAGTTAACAGGTCAGAGAGCATTATATGACTTCCTAGTAGTTTGTGATGACACAAACAACACACCTACAAGGATTGACAGGAACGAACTGTACGTGGATATAGCAATAGAGCCGATCAAGTCGGTTGAATTCATCTACATACCGTTGAGAATCAAAAACACAGGAGAAATTGCAAAGTTAGGGAACTAATTTTGAATAAATAGGAGAAACAGATGGCAATATCAACTTTATCAAAATTTACAGTACCACTAGCAAACGATCAAAGTTCTGCATCACAAGGCTTATTGATGCCAAAACTACAGTATCGTTTCAGAGCAATACTTGAAAATTTTGGAGTATCAACACCAAGATCAGAACTAACAAAACAAGTTATCGATATCACAAGACCCAACTTGACTTTTGACAACGTGACACTGGATGTGTACAACTCAAAAGTTTATGTTGCAGGTAAACACACTTGGGATCCAATCACAATCACTCTAAGAGATGACGTTAACAACTCAGTTACTAAACTGGTTGGCGAACAGATCCAGAAACAGTTTGATTTCTTTGAACAGAGTTCAGCGGCATCAGGAATTGACTACAAATTCACAACTAGAATTGAGATGCTAGACGGTGGTAATGGAGCAAGTGCACCAAATGTGTTAGAAACATTTGAATTATATGGTGCATATGTTGAGAACGTGAACTACAACACGTTAGCATACGCAACTTCAGATCCAGCGACAATCACGATGTCAATCAGATATGACAACGCGATCCAAACTCCAACAGGAACAGGAATTGGTACAGCGGTGTCTAGAACGATCGGTACTCTAAGTACAGGTGGTGGACAATAATACAAAAATTAAGTAAGCAATTATAACATCAAAAGCGTCTTTATAGGCGCTTTTTTTGTGGCCATAAATACGAGTATGCCAAGCATAAACAACTTCCTAAAAGGTTTCCAGAACGGATTACCAGGTATGAAAGACTACCAACACGCATCGAGATTGTACCTAGACGACAATTTCAAGTTGATGCCAAAACAGAAGTTCCTGTTCCACGTGGTTTTCAACACGGATGAGACCCTGTTCGTTGATGGATTCAACGCCAACGAGAGGTATCAACTGAACATGTTAGTGAAAGCATGTGATCTACCCAAGTACAACATGAGCTACGAGGAGAAGACACAGTACAACAAGAAGATGTATGCTGGTACCAGGATAGCGTACGAACCTGTGAACATTACATTCCACGATGACCACGCAGACACTGTGAACGCATTCTGGAAGAAGTACTACGAATATAATATAGCGGATAGCATAGGCATGAACTCGGACCTTACAATCTCAAACACCAAAGATGATTATTATAATTTTGGCGATGCGAGACAGACGACCAAGTTCGGTATGGACACACCAAGGCAGAGGCAGAAACCTTATTTGAAAGGCATAGAGATCTTCGTGTTACACAAGAAACGTTTCACATCAATGACACTGGTCAATCCCGTTATTGGTTCATTCTCACATGACAATCTAGACCAGGCGGATGGTGCAGGTGTCATGAATAACACCATGCAGATACTATACGAGACAGTGATTTACAAGTCAGGCATAATCAACAAGAACAACGTGCCAGGCTTCGCCACAATAAACTATGACAATTCTCCTAGTCCACTAACGGTGTTAGGTGGTGGTACCAACAGCATATTTGGTCCTGGGGGTGTTGTGGATGGCATAGGTTCAGTGATCAGGAATGTGCAATCAGGAAACATTCTGGGTGCGATCCTTGGTGCTTCAAACACCTACAACAACGCTAAAAAAATAAAGAAGTCGGCCGTGAAAGAAGAGCTGAAAGGCATCGCCAAAGACGGAATTTTGGAAGTTGGCAAACAGGCGGGCTCAATAACCAACCCAGTGGCACAGTTCAGTGTGGGTGCGGCGGCCATAGTGGGTGCTTCGGCATTGGCATCAGCGAGGGGTACCGCGGACAACAATGACCAGGCCAACAACACAGTTATAACAAATTCCACAGTGGACACCGTGAACTTACTTGGATCGGATGAAGCATTCAATCTAATTTCCAATGATACGAATGTGCGAGACGAGGTAGCGGCCGCATTATACTTTAGAGACATAGGTTCTCGTAAAGGACTCTCAGTAGCACAATCAAACATAGAATATCAGGGATCGTCTGACAATATAAAAAATGTTTACACCAACAAGGCAATCACAGATATTAGAAAGTTAGTCACAGAGGGATATATTAAAATTGAAAGACAGACACTGGATGTTGAGATAGCAACAGAGAAGGCAACGATATAATGGCGGAATTCTACACAAATCTACCACCAAAAGACAAAGACGAATTACAGAAGACTGTGGACAAACTGACCACCACACCTTATGAGACAGACTACGAATTCAACGTGGGAGATTATGACAGCACAATAGCATTCTTCGTGAAAAGAAATTTCTCCAGGACCGCGGCTGAGTCAACAGCATATGCAATACTATCACAGGCCAAGATAGACAACATCAAGCCACAACAGATTCTGGACCAGTTGACTTACGCCACACCGGCGTTACTATCTGAGTTGATGACAATAATATTAAACGCCAACAGATACAAGTCAAGTAGGCTGGGTGTGAGGAAAACACTGGCCACCAAAGAGACGGTATCTAGGAACATAATAGACTAATGTTACCAAGATTTGCTAGGGGCAAGTTCTCTCCCAAGAACGCGGAGAAGTACGTGGGCACCAAAACACCAACATACAGATCCAGTTGGGAACACTCATTCATGAGACTGTGTGACGAACATCCAAACGTGTATCAATGGGCGTCGGAGTCAATCAAGATACCATACAGGCATCCGTTCACGGGCAAGTACACAGTCTACGTTCCGGACTTCTTCATAGTGTACCAGGACAAGGAAGGTCGTAAACACGCCGAGATGGTGGAGGTCAAACCCATGAGTCAGACCACAATGGAGGCCGCGGGCAAGAGTATGGCCAAGAAGAAACAGGTAGTGATAAACATGGCCAAGTGGGAGGCCGCCAACGCATACGCCAAACAGAGGCGTATCAAGTTCAGGGTGGTGTCAGAAGAACAGTTGTTCCACAACGGTAAACGTAAGTAAATAGAGCAATGACAAAGAAACTAGAAGACATCCTTAATTTACCAAATGTCAAAGAGGCATTCAAAGAGGTGGACAAGAAGGAAAAAGACAAAAAGATCAAAGAGGCCAACGGACAACACGCATCAGCCAAGAATCTAGATCCACAGACACAGAAGAATCTACAGAAAAGTTATGCGGAATTTGACAAAGTTGCGGCCGCACTGCCACAGGTAAAGGGGTTGGGTGAACTGTCAGATCTAGAGTTAGACAAACTGGCCATAGAAGCGGAAGAGAGCTACAAAAATCTAATGGACCTAGGCATGAACGTTGATTCACGTTATTCTGGAAGGATATTTGAAGTTGCGGGCAATTTCTTAAGGAACGCCATAGACGCCAAAAGCGGCAAGATCGACAAGAAACTCAAAATGATCGAATTACAACTTAAAAAGCAGAAGTTAGATCAGGGCAACAAAGACGGTGGTCCGGTGGAAGAAAGTGACGGATTCGTCATATCTGATCGTAACGAATTAATGAAGAAACTACTTAAAAAAGACTAAATATTGCA